GTTACTGTAAGCACATTCGTTGCTGATGTTGGTGACGCGACCAACATTGGTTACAATGGCATGGTGCCGTACACTTCCACAACTAGGCGTGATGGTTGGGGACGCAACGTTAGTATGATTGCGTCCACGACTAACACACGTGTTGCGTCTGTGGTAGGATATGATTACCTTGGACAGAGGATGCAGGAAAACATCACTCTTACAAGTGCTTCAACCGTGCAGGGTCTGAAAGCGTTTGCTTGGATTGTCAGTGTTTCGTTTGCTACCGCTGCGGACACTACGACAGTGAACGTTGGTTGGGGCAATAGGCTTGGACTGCCGTATGCTGCAAACTCGATGATCAACGAAACGAAGAATGGTTTCCTTGCTGCTAACGGGGGTACATTCGTCGCCGCACTTGCTGATGCGACTGCTGCTACTGCCACTAATGCTGACACAAAGGGCACGTATCTGCCTGTGACTGTCATCCCTGATGGCACGAATACGTTTGAAATAGCGATGATGCTTCGTCGCGGCAATCTCCATGGCAACGCTGCTTACGCTGTGTAGTCACTAGGAGTGGATTGACGGTGCGAGAGGTTGTGTGTTCCCTCTCGCACCGTTAGTTTACTCACAGGAGATATAAATGGCTTTGACGTTTCGTACTGTAGAAGATGCCATCCGTGAAGTAGCTAAAGGCATGAGCCTTACAAACGGAAATGGCATGACGCCGTATTCGAATGAAGGCATTGGTTCCTTGCTTGCTTCAACACATGTTCTCATTCGTGATGAGCATGAGTGGGGCGAACTTATCTCTACGTACACACGCACTCTTGATGGAGTGCTGGGTAGAATTACACAAACAATTGAAGGCGTGCCGGACTGGAAACGCATTCGTCGTATTTACCTCGACAGCTTCCAGACACCGCTGCCTGTTCTTTCGTCTTACACTGATCCTCTCACATCAACACTGCTGCTTGGGTATCTCCCATTGCCGGTGAGTGAAGACCTGCAACCTCCTACTGCTGGACGATATCTTGTACAATTCTATCCTGTAACAAACACAGGGCAAGTGCTGTTTCAGATTGAGCAGGACTTTGACTTTGGTAATCCTGATACAGTTGTGCCGATTGACTTCTGGCTTCATGTGTGGGGAGCTTGTATGCAATGGGCTGCAGATGATGGTGCTTCGCCGGCACAAGAAGCTAAATTCACAAAGCTGTTCAATAAGCGCATGATGCAAGTCAATGCTCGTGAGAACAGTCGTCCGTCATTCCAGCAACCTAATCAGTTGCAGCCGAATGACTGGTGGGAGCAGGACGCTCCGTATGCTTAATACAAAAGCAACAGTCCGTGATTTCAGCGGGGGCTTGAATGTAGCTGACAGTGAGCAGAACTTGTCTAGCAAGTATGCTCGCGAATTAACGAACCTTGTCGTAGACATTGACGGCTCAATCTGGCTGCGACAAGGCACAAAGCTGTTCGCGGACATTGCTGCTTTGAGTGACTATCCTATTAGCAACGTACGGTACTTTGTGCAGTATCTCATTGCAGTAAACACACGTGGTGAAGTGTTTGCTGTAGATGCACGTGGTACTGTAGCTAAGATTTGGGATGCAGTAATTGCTAATGCTTTACGTCCCGGCCTAGGTATTTGGGGCGCTGCAAAGTCAGTCGCATTTGAAGAAGCTAAAGGTGAGCTAATCATCGCGAATGGCATGGACAAGCCACTGAGCATGACATCTGCATTGCGTGTTGATTACCTTGCTGATCTAGGTACAGGCAGCAACATCAATGTGCCAGTTGGCTTGATTATGAAATGGTTTGCGAATCATTTGTTCATTGCTGATGGCTACACATTGCATGTAAGTGAACGTAATGCTGCAGGAACTTACGACGGTGATCCTAGCACACAGTTCACGAACACATTCGACATGCGTTCATACGTGTCTACAGGTGATACAGAAATTATTGCTTTACACCCATTCAAAAACTTCCTGCTTGTATGCTTTCGTGAAGTCGTTGTACCTATTCAGATTGTTGAAGATGCGACAGCTACACCAAAGCTTGCTTTGAATGTTTCACAAGATAGCATCATCAACAACTACGGTTCATTCTCGTATCGTACAGCTGAAGACTTAGGAAGTAACATCTACAACTGCGACATTGTAGGTGTATCCGAATTCTCGTTGAGCACATTCACGAAGATTCTTTCACCTGATCGTCCGTCACGTTTCATTGATCCATTGTTGCAGCCTGCTATCAATAAGCTCTCTGTGGATTCATTGTTGCGTGATACTTTTAGCGTATATGATCGCAGACTTGCAGCATATATGCTGTTCATGCCTAATGCGGAAGCAAAGTATCAGACAGAAAGTCTTTGTTTCAACTATCGCTATCTAGATAAGCTCAAGATCAGTGCTTGGTCTGTATACCGTGGATGGAATTGGCACGCTGCAACACGGAGCAGTGAAGGCAATGTTTTCTATGCACGAAATAACTGCACAAAGATATTCGTGCAAGGTGATCGACTTACCAATCCATTGTGGGCAGACTTCATTGGAGAACAAGAGACATTCGATGACAGCACATACTTCACAGACGGCACAGGTTTTGGCCCCGTTGCAAATGTGAATGATAGCGGATTGCCAATTGAATGGGCTTGGGAGCTTCCAGAAGCAGACTTCAAATCTGCTGCACAAAGCAAGACGTTACGATACATTGCACTTAATACAGAAGGTACAGAAGCGATCACATGTAAAGTCTTTGTTGATGGGCAGTATTATGCACAGAACCTTGTTGGTGAAGCATTCAGTGATGACACATTGTTCACAGATGGTTTTGGTTTCTATTCATATTCGCAGCTTCCTATCACACCTGCATTGACATTGGAATTCATTGCGCGTGATGCTGGAGGATATGGATTGCAGCAGTATGGTAACAGTCCGTACGGCGGCGGTAACAACACAGGCATTCGTACATTGACATACGCTCCTACAAAGTTCAACACAATGAAGTTGCGCTTCTCTGGGCGAGCTAACGGACCTTTGAGATTCGTGAGCATTACGCCGTTGTACATGGAAGGCACAATTCGGAGGCTTTTGTAATGGCTAGTGAAGTTGATCCTAACGTATTCCCGGATAATCAGATGGTAGCTAAGTCTGATTTGCGTACCCAGATGCAGATCATTGCTAATGAAATCACGGCATTGCAGATGCAGGTTTCGCCCATTCGTAACATGGCGTTTAATGACGCTGTGTTTGATACACTATAGGAGATTGAAATGACTGATTTGATTGGCGTTCTTGGAGAAGCTACAGCAACCGTTACAGGCACAAATACGATCTATACGTGTCCTGCTGGTAAGCGTGCAAAGTGCCGTATCATGGCACGATTCCAAGGTGATACAAATTCGCAGGTAGCGTTGCTTGTGAATGGTATTGAGATTGCACGCAACACTGCAATGACGGCGACGCATTTCAATTACACCATTCGTAGTAGCGGAATGTTTGCTTATGCAAGCGGTGCAGCTGCTGCTCCTACAGGTCTAGGGACTGCGTTGTCTGTTGCACCTGCGGATGCGATCTTCTATCTCAATCCCGGTGACACTATTCAATATACTGTGATCACACTTGCACTACAGGCGGCAAACTTTCAGGTTGTCGGTGTTGAACTAGACGGCGTGTAAGGAGTAAGAACGTGACTGATACTCCCAATCTAAAGCTAGAACGCCTGCCAGCGAATACAAAAGCATGGGCAGAGCGCGTCAATGATAACTTTACTTTAATTGATGCAGCTATTGGAGCGTACTTCACACTTCAAAATATGCAAGGTATTTGGGAGAACAGTCACACATACACAGTAGGAGAAACAGTAGTTGATGGAGCTACTGCTTCTGTATGGAGATGCCAAGAAACACATCTATCTCCTACAATTCCTACAACATTTCTTGAATATCGTACAGCTAATCCTACGTTTTGGTTTGTGTACTCTTCACCTGCTCGTGCGAGAGGTGCTTGGATACCAGTGACAAATTATGCAATCAATGATTTTGTAGTTTCTGGTTCACAGTATGCAGTAGCTCTTTCTACTCACACATCAGGCACAAATTTTGCTGTTGATGTCCTAGGAGGCCGATGGAGTATACTTGTTGATCTTTCTGCTGTTGGAGCACAAGTGCTTCCTGTACCGGGAGGTGCAGCAGATGCATCAAAGATTGTTTCTGTTAATAGCGGAGGCACAGGATACACAATTTCTCCTGCAGTAAATGTCTTAACTTTTCTTGGTGCTTCTTCACTTGGGACGCAGCTTTTACAGACTGCCTCCCAAGTTGCAGCACGTACAACAATTGGAGCACAAATAGCTGGAAGTTATCAACCGCTTGCAACATTCTTGTCAGCTATTTCAGGTTTGGCTGTTACGAATAATACAATGCCATACACTGGTGGTTCAGGCATTGCAGCACTGGCGTCTTTGACAACTTTTGCAAGAAGTTTGCTTGATGATGCGACGGCTGCTGCATCTAGGACAACACTTGGTCTAGGTACTGCAGCAATTGTAGATACAGGAATAAGTTCAGGCAATGTACCCGTACTAGATGGGAGTGGTGATCTTGCTGTAGGAGTAATTCCTCTAATTGCTCTTACAACTATGGTAAGTGATGTTCTTCCTAGAGCGAATGGTGGATTCACTCCCACTACTGTAGAAAATATATTGGCTGCTGATGTTGCTCTAGGAACGCTTGCTACATACTTCACAGGTCCTACTGTTGCTCAAGGTACGAGTGGTACATGGTTCGTTACAGGTCATGTAAATATCGGAAATGCTTCCGGTGGTGACATTGTTAATGTAAAATTGTGGGACGGAATAACTGTTATTGCTTCTTGTCGAATGCATCTTGTTTCTGTTAGCGGTACATACTACGCAGTTGCTACTTTGTCAGGCGTAATCACTTCTCCTGCAGGAAACTTGCGCATCAGTGTAAGTCCTGTCGCCCGCATAGAAGGCCTCATTAAATACAATGCAAGCGGCAATTCTTGCGATAGTAGAATCACTGCTATGCGTATCGGATAATAGCCATGTTCGATAAAGAATTCCTAGATGCTGTAATGAAAAGTGCTGGCATCGGTGCAGCTATTGGTTGGGCCATTCAGTTCGTTGTGTGGAGAGAAGAACGCACAGAACGCAAAGAAGCACATCAGTTCATTCTTGGTATGCTTGATAAGACAGTCTCAGAGAAAGTAAATGGCACAAATGCAATCAACGCCCTCACAACTACAGTCAATGCGGTGGTGGCATTGGTTAGAGGAGGGAAAAAAGATGAGTAGTTCATTCGCTACAGCCCTTGCAGTGTTGGCACTGACGAAGCCAGAAAGTCCTATAGCTCCATTTATCCGCACTGCTCAACGTGCCGAACAGGAACATGATGAAGC